TTATTTAATATCTAACGGTCTTGCTTTTGTAGCAAGGATGCAATAATATTTTTCTTTAGATGATACTAGTTCACCGTTTTCACCCGGTGTTTGAATATCGAATTCTAAATTGTTAAAGTAATCAATGTTAAATCCACAACGTGTTAATAGTGCTGCCAGTTGCTGTTCACCTAAAATACTATAATGGTTTAAATTCCATTCATGTCTGCGGTCACAGTTTGGTGCGGGAACTTCAATATAAATTTTACCATTTTGTTTTAGTACACGATTGTATTCCATTATGCTAAAGATAGGATATGGACTATGTTCTAGTGCGTGACGTAGGAAAATGAAGTCTACGCTTTCATCAAAATATCCATCCTTCTGTGGAAGAAAGCTTAAATCATACTTTGCAATTTTATGACCCTTATCTTCACAAATCTTAATATCACCGGGACTTAGTGTAACTCCAGTAACATCTGTGTAGTTGCGAGTTTTCATTTCATCTAAGAAATAGCCCGGACCACATCCTAAATCTAAGATTTTTGTGTCTTTTGGTAAGTTGAGTGGATCTATGTATTTTAGAACAACTTCTCTAGTGAGATTCTCATGCATCGGACTATTGCCCTCGTCATAGATGTGTGCTGTGTACAACCATTCGTTGTAGAATTTTAATTTGATTAAGTCGAGGGTGTTGTTAATGTCAATCATTGAGATTCCTGTAATTTGATATAATTACTTATTCTCAAAATTGCTGATGGTGAAATTATTTTTTATAGCCCTTAAAAGGTTTTACAATACTTTGGGTGTTAGTAGATGACAGTTCTTCGCTATCCATATCACCTTGATTTACATCTATATATTCTAATCCGGCAGCTTCATATGCTAACTTAAGCATATCTTGTTCTTCTTTAGTGTAAGGATGTGCAGTGTTGTGTTTACCTACCCAACTTTCAGAAGGCATGTCAATTGGATTTATTCCATCACTACTTGCTACAGCCATCATTAAACGATTTAAATCATATTGTCTATCATAGCTGTCTATTTTCTTTGAAAAAATATTTAACCCACGGGTAGCCTGTTGTTGTTGTTTAGATATTTTGCCAACCTTAGCTTCGGATATAAATTCATTTGCTCTCATCGTTTATATCCCTTAAAGCCTTTTATTGGTGATTGTGTTAATGTGTCGTCCATTTCATCACTTCCAGGAGTGCTGACTGATTTTTTACCAGACTTACCTATCTTAGCCAATGCTTTATCAATTAATTCACCTACACCAGAATCCATTGAACTAACAATTTGATGTTCACCCCAACTACTAGCCGCTCTGAACTCAGGTTCATTGCCGTTATGAACCCCATCTTTTATCCCACTCTCACCTCTTACGGCTGCAATAGCAACGCCAAATCTATATAACTCATAGAAGTCATTATTTTGCAATGAGGGTATAATATAAGTATTAGGAAGTGACTTATCTACTACATCTAATCCATCATGCACGTCCTGTAGTTTTTGTTCAACAATAAATTCTTTAGCTCTCATATTAACTTGCTTCAGTGGTAAGTTCAAATTCATCTTCAGTATCCATCACTGAATCAGTATATCCATCTAATGCAATATTTAAACCATTTTCAGTATCACCAATAAATGTTATTTGTGCAGAAATAAAGTGTAGTAATACTTGGTCTACAATAGGGTTAACCATCAGACGAACATTACCATCGAATACATCCATGTTGTAGCGTGTCAATGCATTACCAAAGAATGTAGTGCCGTATCCTGTGTATTTTACATTGGAACTATCATTTGATATCTGTGCAGTAATAGTTATATCTTGACTATCGGGTGTTCCCGTATCACTGGATCTAATTTGGAAACTTGCTTGTGAAAACATATTAGCTGGAGTTTCAAATACAACTTGGTTAGGTGTTGTTCCGATACTATAAGTAGTAGCTGTAACAGTTCCGACATAGAACAAGTTACTGAAGTTATTGTTAATCTTCTCAAACGCAACTCGTAATGGGTCACCTTGACCATCGTTAGGTGTAGCACCTACATTGATATATTCTTGATTATAGTAAGGTCCAATCGGCTGCGTAAATGTTAACATCATCGCAGTAGGATCTTCTTGTATTGCAGGGACTGATGAACCTAAATAGATATTGTTGGCATTGATTGTAATATTGCCAGAAAAATTTGAACTAGAAGTATTTGAGCCACCGTCATAGAATTGACTCGGGTCAACTAACTCAACATTAGCAGTGGGCGCCAACGCAAACAAGTTTGCAAAATTGTTATTAATCTTATCAAAGGCTTGGCGTAACGGATCACCGGTACCGTCGTTTGGCACTTCGCCTGTATCAATGATTTGCTGTGTCATAAAAATCCCTAGATAGAGTATTTATCAGTTACCAAGCCAACCTTTGGGTTGCTGAATGATAACTTGACGCTTACTACGTTGGATTTCTTGTAGTGCTTTGATAGCTTGTATCTTTACTTCGTTGTCTGAACTCTTAACCATTTCAGTTAAGGCTGCTATACGTGCGGCTTCTGCTACAGTAGCATCACGACTCAATGACTTTTGTGCTTCTACATATACTGGATAGTTATCTACTGTTGCACACCCAGTCAATAATAAACACAATGCTAATAATATGCTACTATTTTGCGATACTATCATAAATTTTCTTCTGTGCATTATACCAATCTTGCCATCCATCTACTTTTGCACTACATTCCCAATACAATGAATAGTTATGTACAATTACTTTCATCATTTCAGTAATAGCTACTTTGTCACCCTCAATCTTTTTGAGGTCTTCACATTTCTTCATTAATTCAGGAGTAGCGTTAGGGAACTTTTGAGTGACAGGAACTGTAGTAGAACATCCTGCAATAAACAATAATGAAATTAATAGATATTTCATTTCTTTGCCTCCGCAGCCTTGTTCAATTCAGCGGCTTGATTATGCAAGTCTATGAACTCTTTAGGTACAGGGCAGTTTTCAATATACTTAATAACTTCCTCTTTTTTAATGACTTCTTTATCAATATACTTGATAATGTCACGACCTTTTTCACGGATCACTTTAGTCTTTGTTACAATTTTTTCTTGGATCTCTACATTAGTATTAGCTGATTTTGCTTCAGCTTGCGCTACTTTAGCTTCCATCTCTTTGACTCTAAGTTCCCACTCTTTATAGTCGGCTAAACCGCCCTCAAGATATACACCTAAAACTAGAACTAACAGGCTTATGACCTGAATAGCTAGTTTATAAGCTTTAACAAAAGGAATGAATCCTAGGACGAATCCTGCTATTGTGCCCAAAATACCCAATCCAAAGATTGTATGTATTGCGGCTTCTGGTAGTATTGATAGTATCCACATAGTATCCTTATTTATACATTTATATATTTTTTAGTATATAAATTACCAGAACAATAACAAGATTCATATGGGCATTTTACATATTCATCAATAAATGATACCTCATCTATATCTAAATCAGCGACTATGCCGGATATCTTGCAATCCATTTGTCCTCGTCTACACAAATTATTTTCCACAGTCAATACATCATTATTAACATTACACATCCAATTTAAAAAATGATTTTGATTTTGTTTAATTAATTCTTGTGCTCCACTAAACACTTCAACCGTATCATTATCGTATGTGATAGCAATTTTATTTTCATATTGATTTTCTAATGGTATATCTGATTGGGTTTTATTTAATTTTTTGCCAAAATATGATTTTTTGATATATTCTATCTGTGAGTCTGTCAGGTTTAACTTTATATCGTAATGATCAGGGGAATTCATATGCTTGATTTCAATTTTACTGGCTGTATTTTCTAGTAAAAAACCGAGTGATTCCATTACCAAATCCATAGTAGTATGTGTATTTGTATGTGTTATAAAACAATTAGTTTTTGTAGGTTCATCGTGGAATAGATTTAAAACTTCTGCTACGTGTTTATAATTGGTTGTTTGTTCGGGATGATATGTAATATACAATGAATCTAAAATTTTTGAATCTTTGCATTCTTTCCACCATCTCAATGTTCTGCTCCCATTAGTGATTAAACATACATAAGCCCCTTTAGCTTTTAAGTAAGACATTAATTCAATAAACTCAGGGAATAATGTGGGTTCACCACCTGTCAATATAAACCAAGGATTAGGACCAGTTGCATTAAGTAATTTGTCTACATACATTTTATAGGTATCTAGCGATTTCCATCTTCTATCTCCTATCTTGTGTTCGGGTCCACAAAAAGAACAATTATAATTACAAACATTATGTAAAGACCATTCAATAGTTTTATGAAGTGTGGGTCTTACTTTTTCTGATGCTATGGGAATTATATTCATAAGTTATTTATAAAACTCATAAACTTTATCAATTACATAATCAACTTCTGCATCGGTCAATTCAGGATACATAGGTAAACTCAATACTCCCCGACTTAGCATTACACTGGTACTCAATAAATCCGGCTTCGTTAAATTCTTTCCTGTAGGTAAATCACCCAATACATACTCATAATGAACTTTGCTATCTATTCCGTGTTCTTTTAGATGTGATTGTAATCTGTTTCTATCATCTAAGTATACTACAAACTTCTGATGTGCGTGAGGATCTTTAGTATCTGACAAGCACCTTAGGGGTAGTTCACTAAATTTATCACACCAGTACTTTGCTATATCACCTCTACGCTTTTGCCACTCATCAATATACTTTGCACGAACCATAATCTGAGCACAATCTTGTTCACTCATCTTGCTATTAGTCCCTACATCGTGGAATGCAGGCTTGTTATTATCTCTATGTGTTGCGGCAAACAAATATAATTGTTCGTCATTAGTAACAATAGCACCACCGTTGCCTGAGCTTGGTAAGTTCTTTGTGGGGTCGAAACTGATAGACATACCACTACCAACATCGCCGTCACAAACTAACCAATGTTGTGCTCCGTCTACTATAACAGCATTTGCACTAGCATATCCTGCAATTGGCCATGGCTTACGACCAGCATAGCCCATCACACACGTATATCCCTTTAGACTATTCTCTACATCAATGATACCATTCTTATCAGTATCAACTAATTCAACATCCCAACCAGCACTTAATACCGAGTTCAATGTTGCCGGATAAGTTAAGTTAGGAATACGAATCTTAGGAGTATTTTTAAATGTATCTAAGTGTTTCTTTTTCTTATAACGTGCAATAATCTCTAATGCTTGTGTACCACTATGAACTGTTACCGCATACTTTGTTTTAGTGCGATGTTTCAACCATTCTTCAAACGAACGAGTATAATGTCCACCTACAAGTTGTCCATCTTTAAGGGCACGGTGAGTTGCATCAAGCAACTCTTCACCGATGTTCTTAT